CGTGCCTGTTATCTTGCGTTTCTGCAGCTTTTGCCTAAGCTTCTCGAGTTTGGTTTTTCCGCTCATTTTGTCAAGCCTCTTCAGCTTTTTCTAATTGTTTTTCGAGGGATTCCACTTTTCCCGCGAGCTGTTTTACTGCGCCGATAAGCAGACCTGTTAGGGCTCCGGCGTTGATTAAGTCGTTTTCAGTGCATTCTGGTGGTAGGCTTCCAAGATCAGTTAGAGGCATTCCTCTTTCGTCGGTTTTTCCGTTGCCTCTAATACGCCTGATTAAGGCCAAATCATCTAAAGCGTCAAATTGTCCAAGGGCTTTATACCAGACGCTGTTGCCCGCAATACAGTTCCAGTATTTGCTTGTTGTTCCAACGGCTCCTGTGTCACTTGTTTCTGGGAACAAATCACCGAAAGCGTTTCCAGTTATCTTTGCTGCTGCATTGATAGTGTTGCAGTTCACCGCGTTTGGTCGTATGGTTTCGCCTGAGTGATCATGTCCTGTTGGCGCTCTTACGATTGGCGGGATTGAGCCTTTACCAAGCTTTGTTCTTGAAAGTTTTTCGACCGTTACGGTTGTGGACCTCAAGCCGTATAGGTAATCTGCTAATAGTGGGATTTCTTTTCCAAGCTCTAAGGTTATTTCGAGGGTTTGGGTTTTGGCGTCTACGCGGTATTCTGCGCTTATTATGCGGTAGTCTGCGTCCACATTCTCGTTTGGAAGTGTTACGTGGATTTTGTCTCCTGGCAAGAGCGGAGTATTTCCATAATCTATGACTGTGCTTTTTATGGTGATGTATTCAACCGGGTCTTTCAAGTGGGCAAGCAAAGCCTTAGCCCTTAAAAGGCATTCGTTGTCACTGTAAAGCTCTTCATCCGTTTCTGTCAGCTCTCTTAGGCCGTATGCGTTTTGGCTTGCTGTATCTTCCTGTTTGGCTGAATATCTGCAGTCTTCAAAGACTATGTGGTCTACCCAGAGGCGTGGGTTGCAGTCTCCTGAAAATTCGATTATGAAGCCTATGCGGTTAATGTTGTTCCAGTCCGGAGAGCCATAAGGCGCCCAATACTCTTCCAGGTTTAAAACTATCTTTTTCCATTCGCCCTTCTTACCAATGAGTGGTCTGATCTCCTTGTAATAGTAAGCATCAACGTTAGTTTGCAATCTAACTTTTACTGTTGCCGGGTCTCCGTCTCCGTCACGCCACCATTTCAGCCAAAACCTAAGCTGTTTGAATCCGTCTGGTCCTCTGCATTTAACCGCGTTTATGATTCGATACATGCCTGTGGCATACTTCACAGGAGCTGACCCAGTTGGATAAACATAAATCGAGTAGGAGTCGCTATACTTGGCTTGCCCATCTTCGGTGACATGGTCGTCCCAGAGCATCATGTCATGGTTTAGGTAGTATGCACCCCAATTTGTCAATGATTCCGTAAAATCGTCTTCATTAGCGTCTGTTGGAATCTTTTTCTCGTTTGCTCCTAAAACAAAGATTTTGTTTCTTATGCGGTGAATATCCTTTCGGTATTCGCTAACCTCAATTTTGTCAGTTAGGCTTACAGCGCTTGTTTTGCTGTTTCTTGGGAAAAACTCGAATTTTCCGTCTGGAGCGACACGAAAATCATAGCCTATAACGCCTTGCTTGTCGCTGCTTTCGGCAATGTATTTGAGTATGTCCCAAACAGGCGTGTTCTCGTATTCCAACCATGTATAGGTTGTATCGGTGTTTTCGACAAGCTCTGTTCCGCCTCTAACATGGCTTAAGCCCGCATAATAATCAAGCAAGTGTTTGACTATGTCTTCACCCTTCATATTCGCAAATGTGCCCGTGAAGACTCTGCGGAAGAGACGTTCACCCCAGCACCGTCCACTAACTTTTGTGTAATGTTCTGTTGGTGTGGATTCATGTTTGATGCTTTCAATGCGGCAAGTGATAATCTGCGGAACATTAGAGCCTCTTCCAATACTTATGCTTCCATCCATGCCAACAGCCAGCGGAATAGAACCGCTTGGGCTGTATTTGCCATTCCAATTCTGCAGTTGCAAATCGAAGCTGCTAACCTCTTTTGTGCAGCCTAAATGCACACGACACTCGATTACATCGCTTTGAGGAATTCCATAACTTCCGAAGGCTATGGTCATTTTTGGGATTTCAACGCTCATGGTTCAACGCCTCTGCGATACATTTCTTCCTCTCCAGCTCGGACTATGGTTCTGGTTCGTGTGGGCATTTCGGAAACCGCAGCATTATACTCTTTGACAGATTCTGTTGCAGCATTCATTTGGCTGGCGAAATACCACATGGCGGCAGCTGCACCGATTATGACTGCTATTCCAACGCCTGTTAGAGCAAGCCAAGTGGCATAAGAAATGTTAAGTGCGTTCTGAGCAGCGGTTGCAACTCCGCAGGCTACAGCGTAAACTTTCTGGGCTACGGCTACGCCCCAGCTTGTCCGCATAAACATGCCTAACACGCTTACAACCAGCATGGCGCTGTTGAAAACCCGAGCCTGCTCATCGTTTAACAAGCCAAACTGATGGGCTATATGCCCAATAGCTGTTCCAGTAGCCCCTAAACCAGCAATGGCCGAGCCGAGGCTTTTAATCCGCACACTCAAAGCTTCAGCATCAGTTTGGATTCTTGCAAACTCGTGGCTTGCACGGTTGACGGCACGGATGGTGACGGCTATTTCTCTGAAGCTCATTGTAAACCAGCCTCCGCTTTGGCTTGGTCGATAGCCTCGCAGATGATCTGTTCGAGCCTTGGCAGATGCTCCTGAATTGCTGGGTAAAGGTATGGCTGCGCTTGCATGTAACGGGTGCCAAACTCGACAAATAAGGCGTAGGTGGCTTCTGCGCCTATTTCGGCAACCCACTCCTGGATTTTCGCGTAAATGCTGCTGCGCAAGTGTCCGGTTCTTACTGGTGCAAGCTGTTTAGCCAAGGTTTTGACGTCTGCAGCCCAGCTTGCCAAAAGCCTATGAACATGTCTTTGTATTCCGCTGTCAAACTGCTGCATTGCTTGCTTAAACTCTTCTATGCCTTCAGTGTCGCATGTTATTTCGATCGCCACTTCGCCTCACGCTCTGCCTTCTGTTTTTCCTCCTCTGCTTGGCGGTCTAACTCGTTGAGGATGACAATGAATTGTTGCACTGTTTTGGCGGGTTGCTTTCGTAATTCTTTGATGGTCCAACCGAATTCTTTGCAGAGTCTAAACTCCGTGATGGCTTGGTTTGGTTTTTGGCGTCTGAGGGCTCGGATAAAAAAGCTGTATCTTCCGTTGTTAGGCTGTTAAGCCTGTTTACAACTTGGCTGAATAATTCACCGAGGCCTATTGGGATGCCATCTTCTTCGCCGAGTAGCTTCTCAAGAGTTATGGGCTTGTTGGGCGGTTGTTCCCTAAGCGAAGCCCAAATGGTTTCTGCTTGAATTGCTACATAATCGCTTGTGACAACTTGCCCAGTGTGTTGGCTGTATTTTGTGTATTTTTGGATTATTCGGCTGCGTTTTGCCCATGTAAGTTCTTGGAAAATGTATCTGCCCGCGTATTCTTTTCCGAATCTTTCGTCTATTTCAACGGTTTCTTTTCGCATTTTGAATCATCTCCATGATTGCTAAGCGGTTTTTGATGGCGGTGTTAACGTCTTCAAGGATGATTTCTTGCATCCATTTTGGCAGTTTTAATATGCGGATGCCGAGTTTTTCCCACATTTGAAGCCACTTTTTGCGTAATTCGGCTTCTCGCCCGAAATTTTCTAAAATGCTAACTTCAACAGCCATTTTAATCACCTCAGCTTATGAAAACGTCTTTTGCAACAAACCTCGCCTTTAGAGCCACAAGGTCTTCGAGGCGTGTTGGCGCCGATATGTCTTCCCATTTGCAGTATTTGAATAGGGTGCTGTTTGAGCTGCCTAAACCAAATTTTAGGCTGAATTCTGCATCGTTTATGATGTCTTCAAACTCTGCCTTATCTTCAAACTCAAAAGTCAACTCTCCGCTGAGATCGCGGTGGCGGGCTGGCAAATACTTCAGCAAGTGAGCGTTTGACTGGCGTATGACTGGCACTGGTTTAAGGTTGTTTTCTATTGTGAACTTCCAATCTGTCACTCGCTCAACAGCTGTTGGGTTTGAGCCGTCCGCCGCTCCTCGCTGGACAATGCCTTGGTCGTAGGGGATTGCTCCAGAATAGTCCGCGTAGGTGGCTCCTGAAATTTTGCTTGTTCCAATAGCTACGTCTTGCCCAACCAGCTCCACTGTTGCCTTAACAAACTCTTCTATGCTGCATTCTACTGTTAGCTTGTCTATTCTGCAGCCTTTGTAGAGTAGGCTGAT